CGAGCACCTGTAGCAACATCGCGCTCTTCAGTTTTAAACGATAATACAGTTTTATTACCATCGACTCTGCGTAGATGGCCGATACAGTCAACACGACTACACGTAAGCTCACGCAACTTGCCAGTAAGATTAAGATCTCTCGCAGTCAAGTCAACACCATCTTTAATAATGGCACTGTCTTTAGTGTGAGCGACAATAATCATACATTGTTTTGCGTATGGATCGAACCATGTAAGAATTTTATCAAACGCCTCCCACATCATGGGATAACCCGCACCTTTGGGTAAATCTTTAACAACATTAGTGCCTGTATGATTTTTACCTATAATAGACTTTTTATACTCAATAGTGGCAAGTCCTGCTGCGATTTCTACAAGCGCTGTAACCGTATCTATTGCGATATAATCATATGATACTTCATTTTTTTGAAGTTCTGTATGAATTTCAAACAGCGTTTGCAAAATTGCATTAATACCTTCAGGGTGATTAAGCACTTGCCGAGCTTTAGTCAATCCCAACTTTTGAGCACTAAGTGCTAATACATTAATAACATACGCGTTGTCAATATAATCAGAACCATCCTCTAGGTCAAGGATTAAACATCCCTGCAAACCAGCAAGGGTGGTTGTCTTACCAACTTTAGGATGTGCGTAAAGCAGAAGCCCTTTTGGGTTCTGCACTGTTGCCTTCTTCAGGCTTTGCGGGAGTAGACTCATTTTTTAGTGGTGGATTAATGTATTTGAACATATAATCGATAACGTGATTTATAAAAGCGTTTCTTTCCATATTATTACGCTTTTCTTTCAAAGCTGTGGTTAACTTTCCAAAGTTTAACGTATATAGTCTAATCGTGTTACTTGTGTTCGGATTAATAACTGTCACATATGATACTTCAATATCAGGAACTTTTTCAAATAACTTTTCAATACTTTTAGCAAATGCAAGCATAGCCACTTGCTGTTCAGGTACCGTATATACTAAAATACCTTTATTCACAAGCATGTGATTGATGATTTCTGAAATAACAAGCGATGAACCGGCATGTTGGCGAACTGTAGTATATGGTACATTAATAGCTCCTATGTTGGAGCCGCCACAATAGTTGATTAGTGGTCTGATAATATATCCCATATTAAACTTGTCAGATGCATATTTTATACGACCTATAGTACCATCTACCTCATAACGATACTCACAACTTAAGTCGTTTAAGTCTTGAACAGTCATTTTTAAAAATCCAATTTCAATAAGTTTTCTAAAAGTCATATACTCATGTTTGCTGCTATCCATGTTGTTGTGTTAATTCGGTGAAAAATGATACAGCGCCATCAAAATATAATGCTAACTCTTTGGAACCCATGCTTTCGCGTCCACCAAGTATATTTAAAATTCTCAAATTATCACCATATTTAGAAACTTGGTGTCCACCAAATGTGGTTAATTTAGCCATTTCAGGACTAAATACTCCAAAACCAATGTCAACCAGTTGTGTTATCTTTAAGGCTTTTTATCCTTAAATTCTAAACGTTTCCGTTTAGCTCCGACTATATCTTATGAGGAATTCTCATCTTCGTTTTCGTGCTCATTTTATCTACGTTGAACGCTAAGATTACTTTGAGTAGTCTGTGAACCTTGTACTTATTTCTAAGCACCTTGGCTGCGGATTTTCCACATATACTTTTCCTTTTTACTATCTCCAATTAATTAGATTGGCCCTTGTATATGTCACCATTACAAGTTAGTAGAAAAGTCTTTAGGACGTTCCCGCAATTTACGAAGTTACGTGACCTTATTTATTTTGTAAAGTAAAGATTTTATAATATAAGGTTTGACTAAATCATGAAAGGTTTTTACAGATTTCGACTTAATGTAAATTGCTCCTGATTTATGAATAGAACATTCAATATTATAAGTTTCTTTCATAAAATTAACATAAATATTTAATGATTCCATATCGAAACCGTTTGTAGCAATAATATAACCGTATTTTTGATTTGAACCATCATCCATAAAATGTATTGCCATTGCAAAAGGTGTATAATATTTTAATATTTCTTTAGTAATCACCTTTTTGGGTTTATAAAATTCATTATAGAAATAAAGTAATTCTGGATTTGCGGGTAAAGTTACTGTATACGATTCATAATAAATATTATTTCTAGGATCAATTTTTTTACGCTTATAATAATTAATTTTTGATCCGATTGATTTTAAAATATTATATTTAAATTCAGCATATTCTTTTTGTTGTATACAATGATCGCATTTAAATACTGGACTTTGTGTTTGTTTTCGCAAATTTAAATTACCATCTCCTAATAAGCATCCTACAACGAATTCTTTTTGAATATCAGTTAGCAGTATAGATTTATTTAATCGATTATCTCGTTTAATATTCTCATTTATTCTGTATTTCCACACTGTTATTTCACTAATATTCAATTTTTTTGCAATTTCAATATCTGAAAAACCTTGTTTTACTAAATCGATGCACATTTCTTTTTTACCAGTTTCAAACATATTATAATCAAAATTGGATTTTAAACCCATTCTTGATCTATTGTACTGAATAGTGGCTCTTTTAATATTCATTTGTTTAGCAATTTGTGCATCTGTCAAACCTTGAGAATGTAATTCTCGTAATGTTGTTGTATCCATTGTTTTTAATACAAAGATACGATAATTATTAGTTATCTTTACTATATTTACTTATACTATCACGTTGCGTATCTTTACTATCCGCAAGTCCATTAAACGATGGTAATAGATCATTCATTTTTTTGGCTTCGAACGACTCTTTTTCGTTCGCTTGTTGCTGTATGATTACCGGATTAAGTCTATAATTATTTCGTGCTCGAACAAACGTCTTAGCGCTTATCTCATCGATTGCTTGCTTTAACGTTTGACCTCTACGCGGAATAATTAGACTGATATGATCTATAATAATCTCTGTAATTTTTTCACTACGTGGCTCAGACTGTTGACATATTTTATTAACAAATTCATTGACTTCGTCAACACTTCGATATCTGTCCACATAGTTAACATGATCCAGATACTTTATAAAAAACTTTTCATATTTCATTAGAGTATTAAATACATCATCATCTAATGTTTTGCTGACACTTCTCAAATCTTTTGGTGATAACCGAATTTTATGTCCGCTATCTACATATAAAAAGTGACACATCGCTTGCATCATTTTTTGTTCAGCTGTCATCTCTAATGAAATGTATTCAATACTAATATCTAGATCAGATTCGGTATCCATACAAAAACTTATAGGATGATACACATAGGCATAATCGGCATACTGTGTTTTACCCCGTTTAGCATTTGCTGTAACCATTTCATACTTACCCTTTTCAATACCTGAGTAATAGTTTGCCAGTTTTGGAAAAGGACAAGGTATTGAATTATACTTACCAGCACTCTGTCGCCTACGCCTATTATCGATGTTTTGAAGTACTTCTTTAAAAAGGCTCATAATAATCTGGACGCTGGCATCTCTTCCATAACAATTGATAACTTACTTTGCTTTCCATTATTAATAAAGTTGTCAGCATTCATAATATATTCTGGATTTTCTCTTTCTAAATAGTACATTGTTGCTTGTATAACTTCATCCAGAGTGGTATTATGGTTTATAATAAAATCAGTCATTCTGTTAATACATTCTTTTTTATTACCCATAGCACCGATACGAATACCTTTAAATAATTCTCTGTATAGATCAATATTTTCACAAATATTTTTGTAAATATCTTCATAATCATTAACAACAATATTACCATCATCTGAATCATAATATGGTATCAACAATGTAAACGAAGATGTAATATAATCTTTAAATACTATTCCATCTTCAATTAGTTTAAATAATGATGATGCTGACAATATTGTTCCAAAATTGAGATCATGTCGCAAGTTGGTTAAAAATAGAAAAACTTGTTCACGATCTTCAAATTTCTCAATGTAGTTTAATAAGTGTTTACTTATCAAATTTGAGTACGGTTACTGGCGTTACATTTATTCGATAGTCAGTACCATGACCCAAAAATACATACTTTGTTGAAAAGTAGTAGTTTGGGCCGATATTGGTATAAATTAGTTTTTTGGTATATGGGTAAAGTTTACCTTGAATAATGGCTATTCCTAAAACTGGTTCATCTTTATTCCAGAAATAGGTGTATTTTCCTGAAGGTAAGTCTGTAACCATTTGTGTACATGAATATAGTGATGTTAATAATACTGTTAAGATTGTTTTAAACTTTTCCATACATTCAACGCTTGATCAACATTTTCACACCATATTGTATTAACATTGGACAATGGATTTATCATCTTGTTGAACCACACTTGTTCTTGTGTACCCATTGTTAATATGATAAATACAAATCCATCGGTAGGCGCTTGTCGCAATCGACCGATTCGCTGAATGGCATCCTTTTCAACACCATAGTATGAATGTAGTATAACATTATCTAAACCTTTTAAGTTGACACCTTGTTTTAACATTTTAAATGATCCAATTACATCAATTGAACCATTATTGAAAGATTCGATAATGTCTCGATTCTGATTAATAGTATTCCTACTACTTACAGTTGGAATTAAACTACTAATAGAGTCAATATCATTTCCAAAAACAATGGTTCTGCTAAGATGTGCTAATAACTTTTTAATAATATCCATCTTGGATTTTGCTTTATATAATATGGCGTTTCGTTTCGTAGTAAACGTTCTTATCAAAAACTCATTTTTTGGTTTTTGATAAATAGCCTGTAAAAACTTTTTATTATAATAATCATAGATTTCAAATTCAGTTTGATAAAATGTCTTCTGATTACCACTTTTATCTTTATACGTTACTGGAATATTTTTTGACAATCTATCCAACTGATGTTTAATAATAATAATGTTTAACTTTCGACTGGTATTGTTTGCAATACCTTCCGAAAGTGTATATTTGAATACGACAGGAGCGATCTTATTTAATAACGTTAATTTTGTATACTCATTCCCATCCTCATCCAAATACTTAGTACTGTCAATAGTTGCACTTAAACCAAGTAAGTGTTTATAATAATTATTTTTATAAAATTCAAAATATGATGGTGTAAGTGAATCGTGAATTTCATCTGCTATTACCATATCGAAAACACGATTAGTCCATTTATATGCAGATTGATAACATGCAAACTCTACCGTTCGATTTTCAAATGGATTGATACCATAATATTTTTCAAACAGTTTAGCATCCATTTTTATACCATCTTCACGAGCTTCAACTTCAGCAAGAAATATTACTGATTTTGGATTTAGTTTGACAATCATCCAAAATGCAATAAATGTCTTACCCGTTCCTGTAGCAATTTCACAAGTACCTCTAAAGCGATCATCTATAACATTTTTCATACATTGTGAAACTGCTTTTTCTTGTATTTCTTGTTTCTTTAAATCAATCATCTAACGGCATAGTCCCAATAAATACGCCCACATCTACATTTGTATTCAGGGTTGCCGTAATATCCAAGTTTGTTTGAATATTGTGCAATAATTCAATATCGTTTACTTGACTTAAATATTTTTCACCATTTACCTCCTCAATGTATAAGAGTGGTATTGTGGATAAATCGATCATTTCACTAATCGAACATAAATAGTCCAGAATATCCTGCGCCGACAGGATCTTCGTCTTCACTTTCGTCATTTGCAGATGTTTTTTTAGAAGATATTAACTCTAAAATATAATCAGCACCATCTTCAATAAATTTATAAAAATCGTTTGGCGTGGCCGTGGGTACTTGTGCACGAAATGAATCAAATGCACCATAGCAACTATGTATCAAACTCGATACTGATGCTGGCATGGATGGTTCCATTTCAGTATACTGTGTTTTATGATAATCATGCCATTTGTTAATAATTTCTTTAAAAGCAGCATACTCAGTAATATAGATTGCTGTAGTAATAGCTGATGGAACTATACCACTTGTGTATGCTGATCTTACTCTTGATAAGATTTTTACGATATCATCCTTTGTTGGATTCTTCATGTATTATTGTGTTTAACACTTACTATGACCACAATCTAAACATTTTGAACAACCTTCTTCAAATATAACGTTTTTACTGTTACAATTTGGGCATGTAAGTGTTGATTTTGAACCGTCTGGAATATATTTTTTCAAAATACGCACTAATCCTTTTACAAATGAAAACAATTCACCATCAATTTTACTAAGTTGTTCAACAATGAACTTAATATCAGCACCGTGTCTTAGATTTGACGATATGAGTCGTGTAATAGCCGCTTCTTCATCTTTACATGTAAACATTATCTGCCTACATGCTTGACTATTTGTATCAGGATCAATAATAGTATTTGAACAATAGTAATACTTTCCTTTAGATTTTTTGATAATTGTGCCGATGTCATGCGTAGTATTCATAGCATAACCAACTTCAATAAATATTTCATATGGCTTATCATCTAACTTGCCAACATATACTGTATAGTATACATTTTTAAGTCTGAAATTAAACAACTCGGCATCTAATTTCTCAGGACGTTTTACAGCATCTTTATATTCAAAAACATCTTTCTTGACATCTGTATTACTAACAAGTACACCTGTTCGACATCCATCTCGATAGATCGTTTGACCCTTGAGATTCATATCCCAACTCATCATATAAATATCTTTAACTTCATCAACAGATATTGTGGATGGTAAGTTTAGTGTACTTGATATTGCATTTGTTGTATATTTTTGTAGAATAGACTGAATTTCAACACGACGTTTCCAATCAATATCATTCGCTGTAGCACCGCAATATGGTGATGATTTAAATAGTTTCTCTAAATGACTACTTGAATAATTTTGAATATCTACCTGTAAATTGTCAGATCCCACAACATTTGCCAATTCCATATAAGGCTGTGCCAATATCCAATCCTTAAACTTAGGATGAATAACTGCAAACTCTTGCCAAGCGTCATGATTTTGATCAACAAAATCAACTCTAACGTTTGAATCGCTAGGATTGATCTTTTTACGACGCATATAATATGGCATAAATACTGGCTCACAACCTGAACTGGTTTGTGTAAGGATACTCACACTTCCTGCAGGTGCAATCGTTGACCAGCTAACATTACGTCGGCCACATTCAATCATTTTAATTACTTCATCAGGATATATACTCAAAAGATGCTCAAAGAATTTATTACGACCTTCTTCAACAGTCCAATATCCAACAGAATGATCATTTACAATATTAAACTCTAAATCAGGATCGTAACCTTTGAAAGATCCTCTAAGAATAGCAAGATCAGTAGTAGCATCGAGTTCAGCAAGCATTTTCGTATTCATCACTTTATCAATAACTTTCAATGCTTCATCAGAATCGTATTTCAGATTCAATGCAGCTAGCATATCTGCCAATGCAGTAATACCAGCACCGATTCTACGACCAGACGCTGCTTGCTCTTTGATCTTTTTCCATAATTCTATTTCAACATTCTTAATATCATCTGGCTCAGGATCATTTTTGATTTTATCAAGTATTCTATCAATATGTTCCATTTCCAGATCAACAAGATCATCTCCAAGTACAAGTTGTTCATAACTTACTTCATAAAGTTTATCATAATTAATATGTGCCGAACTTGTAAATGGATTTTCAACTAATGAATACAGATTCATCAAAATAAGACGACAGGAATCATATGGCTGAAGCCACTGTTCTCCACACGGGTTTGTGTTTGTGGCTCTGTATTCACTATATACACCATCTGGTGAATATTCGATAGCTTTGTCAACAAATAATAAACCGGGTTCGGCAGACTCCCAAGCAGCTTGAATAATACGATTCCATAAGTCTTTTGCATTTACCCATTTATAATAGTTGTTATCGATATGATATAGTTCTTCTAAAACAACATCTTTCTTATCGATAGGTTCGATGTCACATGGAAATCTTAAACAATACATTTCATTTGATTTAACGGCTTTCATAAAATCATCTCTAACCTTAATAGATATATTTGCACCAGTAACTTTGGTGCGATCTTTTTTGATGTCAATAAATTTATCAATATCAGGATGTCTGATATCGATCGTCAACATGAGCGCTCCCACGCTCTCTAAAATTTCTTATGGAAAACTAAATAAGATCATTGATTTTTCTGAGCAATTCGTCTCGTGTTGAATATCCTATTACAATATCGTTTAAAGAATTCGGGTTTAAACATTTTTCAGATATTGAAAATAAATTGTTTAATATATCAAGATGTTCTTTAGAAAAATGATCGGGTACAATAGAAATCATCACGAATGCACAAGACGAACCTTCTACCAAAATCCTTATACCTTTTAATAACTCTTTAATACCATTTTTATATAAATAATCATAAACGTCATCTATTAAGTATACACCACATGAAAATAATGATGGTAATAATAATAATGATACACCATTATCACGTATAAAACGGTAACTGTAGTTCGATGTGTTAAATTCTATATGTTCCATTTTTCAATTTGTTCTTTAGTAGTGATGCCAATTACAATGCTATTACCCGAATTAGGATTTTCTAAAGGTTTATTGAAATCAAATAATGTTGCTAGTTTGGCAAATGTCTGAGGTTTGAACTGTGACGGTACTATAGAGATCATATAATATGCTCCCGGTACTTTGTTAGTAATCAGTTGTAATAATTCTTTGAACTTGCTAAAATCTCCTTCAAGCTCACCAAGAGCTTGATTAATGCCGTTTATTTCAATAACACCGCATGAGACTAAACTGCGAGATGCAGTTAAGCCTATATTAAACTCAAAAAAATTTAGATCGAAACCCAATTCGTCACTGCATTCACACTCATAATCATCGTATTCTAAATAATCTTTAATCTGTCTGTTTTCCATTGTGTGTTATGTGTTTAGTTTAGACTGTATCATCAACCTTGTTTTTTTTCAATGCTGTCCAATATGCGTCATCTTTAATACCATTACAATCTGTGCAAATACTAATTGATTTAAAACCGTAATGAGGCTTTTTACAGGAACATTGATTTTTTATTATAGGTTGCTCCTTGTCAGTCGTTCGCGGCTTGTTGACAACGTTAGAAATAAATGCTTTAAGTCGTTCATTTCTTTCATGTGTAAAATAACTATTCATATCTAAACTTAAATATAAAAGAGATAAATCACCAATAAGTTCGTCACCAACCTGTCCGACGGGATTGCCTTCACCAAGGGTTTCCCCGTTAGCTTGATCATTATTGCTAATATCAAACCCCGTACAATACTTTGAATATTCTTTTTCAAGTTCTAATACAACTTCATCGGGAAGTTGTCTACCAGTATCTGATGACCAAACTGTAAGTTTCTCTGGTGCAAAATGTTTGCGATAATAAAATTTACCATCGTATTCAATTTTTACTGTTTCTTGTATTAGTTTCATATTATGTTATTGTACAGATTCAGAGTTTTCGTTGACACTTTTTATAAATTAAATGTCAACTTTCCTAACACATTACTGTGTTAAGCCGCAGAGTGTTTACGGCGACCATTCATAGCAACTTCTCTCGTAGTATTTGAGAATCGTTCCATGAATGATACTGCACCTGTTGACGATCGTGCAGTGTTATTTGTTTTGGCAGATTCAGGTCTAAGCTTACTAATACCTGTACCTACACCACCTCTACGTTTATAGAGTTGTGCAAGTTCTTGATCTGTTTTCAAAATATGACCATATGAATCACCCGGTTCATTTACAACATAACAATTGCTAAGACTTGCAATAGTGTCTGTACCCAAAGTAGACATAATAGATCCTTGCGGAACAATATATTTGAAGTTTTTAAAATAGTTCATAATATTTTCTTCAGTTAAGTACGATCTTTTTTGACCGTACTTCGATAATAATGAAATGTCTGGAGATGTTCGCTCTTCTAATTTAGCATATTTCTTTTCAATACGAGCAAATTCTTTAGACATTCGTTGATGCATTCATCTGGAGACGTTTCTCCAGCGGCTGCATATTTGGACTGCCAAACAGATCTGGCGAGGTCATCGCCTTTAAAGTAATCATTTGTTTCTACCATGTAATTGGATTAAAAATGATTTAATTTTTTTATTCAACAATCTTATTTTGGTTATAAAAATCAATAAACTCTTGGGCATTATCACCCAAATATTCATATACATCTTCAGCAATTAATGTACAATACGGATCGTTTACATATTCACGAACTTTTGCTCGTAAAAACGTAACAATTGATGCATAAAGGGCTTGTTCTTGAGTTTCATGTAGACTTCCATCTGTAGCTTTAAATGCTGTTACTTTTTGCATTAGTTATAAGAGTGTTAGTTTGTGTTTAAATTTGTATATCTCTTGATGCGCTTTATAAATATAATAACTGTAATTAATATCATATTGAAACGCATCTGTCGTTTCGTATTTATTGAGGATTGTTTGATACCATGCTTTGCCTCGTTTGGGATGGCTATTCATGTATTCAATACGCCCATCATTAAATCGTTTTTTAATGATGAATCCTCTATTGCTGATAAAGTATCGGATTGTTTTTGAAAGATTAAACTCTCGTCCGTTTTTGTCGAGATATATAAATTTAGCAGCACCTTTGATCCTCGCTCCTATGCAAAAATCAAGGATATTCTTATGATTAATAATAGTTTCTTCAACTGGAATATTTTTTGTAAAATAATTGAAACATGCTATTCTAACTATAAGTTCAGATTTATTTTTATGCAATGGGAGATTTTCAAATTCAAATCTACCTTTACATTTATATTTCCCATTTGTGTATAGTGCAATATAGTTATTTACATCAGCAATAATCATTTTTGAATAGTAAGCATATTCGAGTGTTAACTTTGTAATATTTTCCCACTTCTTACAAAGTTCATAATATTGGTTTTCATACGATTTATGTATTCGCATGGTTAAACCATCTGTATTAATTTGAATAAGCTGACTATCAGGTATATCTGTTAACATTTCTGCTAACATTGTAATCATTAATTGACCGTTAATTGTTGTAGCAAGTGTATATTTATAATCTTTTAGCCAACTATAATCGTCATTGCTTTTCAGTGGTGTTATCTCAAAGTCATTTAAACTTTGATTCTTATAGTTAAAATTCCTATAAGCTCAGACTATATCATCTACTCGAAAGTAGTTGGGCGCTCGTGTCACTTCATAATCCGTTCTGGATTGTATGTGTTAGTCGTTGAACCTTCATTGTATTCCTACAATGCTTGGCTGCTGATTACCGTTTCAGGCGTTCCAGCAGTTCACCCAATTCCATTCACAAATCACTTTGTGATGGGGCATCTGAATATTTTAAAAATTAGTCCTTTAATTCTGTTTAACTTCAATATTTTTGTAATATTCAGCCACCATAGACACTGTTACTCGCTTCCTTAAATCCAGCAATGATAGTTTTATCACCATCTGGTTTATTTTTTTCAGCAAGTCTAATGGATACAATATCTTTATCATATACCTCTGCAAACTCTTCTCCAAGATGTTCTGGAAATAACTTATTTACTACCGCTATACTTGGATATAGCGATGCGACATCAGCATCAATAATAATATAATCATCATCTGTTGATACAATAGTATCTTCTAAACTACCATGAATACCACCCAATCCATAATCATATCGAATGCCTTTATATACTACTGAACAAATATGTTTTTGCTTTTCACTATCATTTTCAGTTTTTTCATAAACAGTAAGTTTTCTGAATGTCTCTAAAACGCTCTGAAAAGCCGTGTGATTGAATGTAATATATGGGAATATGATTGTACGACAATCTATAGATCGTCGATTGGTGCGCTTCTTACGCACTATATCAGGTATTTGACCTGTTTGTTTGCAATACAGTTGTAACATTAACTCACTACCAATAGATGAATTCGATGAATTCATAAAATTTATTCCATATTTATTAGTAAGACTTATTCTTAAATCAATTTCTTTTTTATGGAGTTTAACAAGATGTTCAGTAGATTTGACATCATTTATACAATAGTCTATGATTAGATCTGCTTGGTCATCTGTATTAACACTGTTATTGTGATTAAATGGCATATCTTCAACATTAGGCCAGTCTGTCATAAACTGACACCATTTTAACCCAACCATTCTGTTCTTATTATTTAAGTGTAATATTCTATAAATATCAAGATTAGGAATAATTAAATCGGGTTCTTTATATATTGGCCATGTACTATTAATAACTTTGTTAGCGTATAGATGAATATCATTTGCTGATAACTGCTTTTTTTGATAAATATGTTGAATAATCTGACTATCGAAATCAAGATTATTATAACCAACTAATCCATCAACTTCAGTGCTTAAGAAGTCCAATAATTCTTTTACATCATTTTTGCGATACGATATTTCAAATATTCTAATATCATTATCTTTCTTAAATACTCCACAAAAGAAGTCATATAATGTTTCTAAGTCATAATACCATATTTTTGCAGAGGCTCGACGATCTGTTTTTGAATCGTCGGGTGCTTTTTGGTAAAATTCTGCCATTCATTGCTCGTTTGCAAAGTGGGAGATTCAAGTCGTCTCAAATATAGTTGAATGCCTAATTTTAATAATGTATTTTCATAGTTATTGAGACTTTTAAACCACTCTGTTAAGTAATTTAGTTTATTACAATGTCTATCAATAACATTAGTTAACAGCGTTCTTGATCTTTTTGAGTAGTCTCGATTAATGAAAGCATCATATCCATCTGTATGAGCATTTATTTCAACAAATGGCTGACCTTCATATTGTTTCTTAAAATATTGTGATTTCTTAATAATTTCCATATCACTTTCATAAGGGCATCTGAATATACATTCACGTCTTTCTCCAAAAATATCTTCACATAACCATACTTCACCACAATATGTAGTACCATCATAATCTTTTTTATAAATGAATCCACTCCATCCGTATAAACCTATATATTTAATAAGTTTTACTTTAGTTGGTGTGCCTTTACAACTTATCCAAAAATAGTAATGATCTATCCATTCATCTTTTTGCATGGATGTTCAATTTGTTTTAAGATTCTTACGTAATTATGTGTTTGAGAATATATTCGTTGTAATTTTTGATAATATTGTTCTTTAGTAACACGTTTTGGATAGCAATGTTGTTGCCATAACATATAATCTACAACAGAATCTCGCCAATCTAAATAGTAAGCATATTTACCCTTACTACCATTATGAACATGCTTTCTTACTTTGGCACATTTCATACCAAATATATTATTATTTTCAAGCGTAACTTTAGATTGTAAATGTGCACTTTCTAATAATGCTTGTTGATACACAATGTCTTTATGTTGTAATGGTAATTTATCAATAAAACTCCATAAGTTAGATTTTGTAAGTTCTAACCTATCCGGTATTGCAATTGTAATTTCGTTTTTTGTTTTAGTGTTTACATTAAAATTCAAATTTAAGATTAATGTAATTGTTAATGTTAAAATCGTTTTCATATATTGTTATTTACAGGCTAATAGTTGGGAAATATAATATAGTTATGCCTGAAGGTGAGAAAAAAGTCCTCAAAGGTAACAGTTCCCTTGAGGACATATAAAATAACGGGTAGTTTGAATCAGGGACTACCCGTTAAGTTTTCACTAAGCTTTTTTGGAAGGCTTTTTAGCCGCTGTTTTCGATTTATCGTTACGGTATTGTTCCGTAACGTCATAACACCAATCCCCAATTTTGAGAATTGTTGTTACCAGTCGATCGTCTTTTTTCGGAACAATTTGTTTACTCTCACTCTTTTCTACAAACCCCTCTAACGCTTCTTGGCCCGAAATCATCATGCGTACTGCAACGCTAAAGTCGCTATTGGCAAGCATTTTGAAATTCGGATTCGGGAATTTGGCGTTCAGAATGTATTTGAACCCATATGGGGTAATATTGTAAGCCCCAGTTGCTTCATTTACTTCTAGCAACTCCCGTTCGATAAGTTCTTCAATGATATCGTCATGACCCGGAATGTACTCCAGATTATCGATGGCGTATTGTCGCAGTGACTCTTCATCATCACCTTTTGGTGACGATGCGAGTGCAGTCATGGTCAGTACAAGAATGTGGGCAAAGTTGATGCCGCGATTGGATGCTTGTTGTTGCTGTTGTTGCATGGTAATAGTTGAAAAAAAAAGAGTTTGAAGAAAGACTTGTGACAATGTGAAAAACCCAGCAGTTTGAATCAGGGACTGCTGGGAATAAGGTATTTTACATTACAACGTCTGCCAATTGGTTAGTTACAACCTCTTGGTTTGTTGCTTCTGTTTGGGATTCTGATGTTGGGGTTGTAATTGTGCGGTAATCTTCATCAGCCTTTGCAGTAGTACTGAAGAAGTGTTGACGATATTGTGCTGGGCCTTCAATATCCACGACATTCCCATTCGCGTCTGTACGACGTACACGGAGTTTTTCTTCAAAAGTCGCGAGAGTTGTCAAACCAGCCTGAACTGCTTGTTTCTGTTCGTCAGTTAGTACCTCCTCAACATTGTTCGAAATAACACGGTAGATACGTGCTCCGGGATGGTTTCGCAATTGAGCAACAACTTGCTCGACAGTTGTTCCGTTAGGAACGTTGATCCACGTTACTCGTGTACTTTCGTAGGCCTGCCCGGATTCAAGATTAAATGCTTCTTGAGCAAATAAGCTACTGGTGCGTGAATTACCTACCCGTATACTCGGATAGGTAGTCTTGACGACTTGCCGGAGTTGTGCAGATGAAATACCGTTTTTGTAGGCATGGGGTGATACTGAATCAACACCTAATGTGCCAAATTCAATTTTGATTTCTGGATTCGTGTTCTGAATGTTCATGTGTGAGTGTTTGTGTGATTGCGATGGTAAATTTGTCTGTAAAACCCCAATTAAATATTACATCAGGAATGAAAAATAATATCATCAATACTGATATGATTATAACTTTTAGAATCTTAAAAGTTGTAACCATATTTTCGTAGTGTTTTTATGTCTTTCGGAAAAGCTGGTTCGAGATTTACTAGTCCCTTACCACTCTGTATTGTTCTCGCTCTTATCGTAAACTTGGGTGTGATTCTTGGCATTCGATTTTCCGTAATCAATTTCATACCCTTGTTTCTGTATTCATTTCTTATTTCTTCCGTTTCTGCTGTCTTGATTTGCTCATTGAGCATTTCAAGACGTCTGTTTATATCTTCTTTTTTGTCATGCCACTGATTGAACAGTTCCATCTCGTCGAACAATGGGAGATCCACTGTTACCAGTTTTCCCATTGGTACTGATTTCTGGAAGTGTGTCTGAAGTTGATTGTTCCTGATCGTTGCTAACATTGTGTGCAGTTGTTTGTTTACACGAGCCGTTGCAATCGTCAACGACTCGACAGTTACGAGTACAATTCATTGTGTTAAAGTTGTGGGCCTGAATCATAGTTTAAATATTTGATTATAAAATTGTTGCGGGAAGAGGATTCGAACCCCTGACCTCCAGGTTATGAGCCTGACGAGCTACCAACTGCTCTATCCCGCAATCGTTTTGTTAGCCGCTTGATAGATCTGATGAAAATCTTACGGCATGTTTTGTTTTAGAATTCAATGACCAATAATGCTTAATGTCTTCTTCTTTAATTATTTCAACATCGAAGTATGTTGTTTCTGAACCATATACACCAGTAATAACTATTTCAGCATCTTGAGGCATTTGTTTAAGTTGTTCAATCAATTCAGATACTTTCATATTTTAAATTATTTTTTTGTAACCCCGGAGAGATTCGAACTCCCGACCCACCGCTTAGAAGACAGTTGCTCTATCCGACTGAGCTACGGAGCCATACTTTTACCAACCAATAACTGTATCATTTCTTCCTGAAGATACTGTAAAACCGCGATATTCTAAGGTTTTCTTTTCTTCTGGTGAAACGTCTCGCACTACTGCGTGAAAATAACCATCTTTTGATCGTTGCGATATTATTTTGAAAACATCTTGCAGTATTTCAAGATGTTTTATCATACTCGTTACTCGACATTGACTTGCTAACATATTTATGTGTTATGATGTTAAAATTTCCCAAATCTGCCATAGTGTTTTAATTAATAAAAAATTGAACCGACGACAGGAATCGAACCTGCCACATCCTTGGCTCACGCGCGTTATCGCCTAAGATCGCCTTCTATTCTTGGTCATGCGTCGGTATATCTTATTATTGAGTGTTATTTAATCGTTAAGCGCCTTTTTTAACGCTTCGATTTTTGCCAGAATTTTGGTGTTTTCAAGGGTTTTCCGTCTTTGCACCTCTGCTTTCAGAATTTCAACCCATTCAGTATAGGTAAATCCTTTTACTTTCATGGTAATACCAACCTCTGTTTCGAGATTGGCTTGGCGTTTTGCCCATAACATTGAATTGTAGACGTGTTGATCATCCATATCAACGATTTTTTGACCATTGATCCATTGTTGATTACTAATGATTTGTACACCAAGGCTTGCAATTGTAATGAGAATCTGTTTCATGTTCTTAAAGTATTTAAAAATAGTTTGGGTAATTAGTGAGGTTCGAACTCACGACCTTCGGAACCACAATCCGACGCTCTAACCGACTGAGCTATAATTACCATAAAATGCGGAGGATGTAGGATTCGAACCCACGAGCCGAATTAACGGCTGCCAGTTTTCAAGACTGGTGCATTTAACCACTCTGCCAATCCTCCTTAGGTTTAATAAGGCCAGTATTCGATTTTCGTACCTTCAAGATGGGGTTCATCGTAAAGGTGAATTAGATATTGCTTGCTATGTAAACCGTGATACACACCGTTGATCGTTACATGAACTAAGATGTCCGGTTGGGGAGTAGTTCTTTGTAAAGCAGCACGGAACTCTTCAGCCATTTCCTGAGTAATTTCAATTTTTTGTTCGTCATTCAGATCATTTTCCATAAGCAGGTGATAAGAATTGTTAGTATTGTAATACCGAATACGATAGTTAAACAACTATTGATGATTCGGTATGATGTTTTTGGGATTGTTAAATCTGTTGTAACTCTATGCAATCTCCTATTTAGATAGGATGCTGCAAGTATTACAACAGCAAGTAGGAGAAGTGCTGCGATTTCCATGATTAGTTGTAAGCGGCTTGTAGGAAACGTCCTGAAATATCAGGATACGTGCGAATATTCAATCCAAATCGTTTAACTAAACGATTGATGATTGGGCAGTTGTGTTTGCCAAGTTCATATAATCGTTTAATATCAACTGGATGTAACATGTTCGGTTTTGGTGCTGGAGCTATATAATCTGAGTCTCTGAACCTGTATTCAGTCCAGAACTCATCTTCGTTGTGAATTGCTGTTTGCATAACGTGGTGCTTGATTGATAATAGTTCTTTTATGCTTTGTTGCGTATTGGGTCGATTCAAGACCCATTGCTGGACGTTCAATCAGATAACCCGTAATCCATTTACCATCTTTGTAGATGGTTGGGATTATATATTCGGCATATTCAGACGATGCGTGGAATTGATACATCGGCACACCGTTTTTATTGGTGTGAAGATATTGCAGTTCCCATTCAAGTGGAATAAACTCGTCCCATTCTTGGGATTGTAGCCTAATTCCGTTTCGTTCAACACTTACATGTATTCGATTGTAATTACTATCAATCCCAAAACGATCCTCATTTACCTGCATCGTGCTTACATATCCGAATTGTGGATATGCCGGTACGGAATCACATTGAGCTTGAGCGAAAGTTGCAAAGATACAACAAATAAATGAGATTATCAATGTTTTTATGTTCATTGGTTATTGTTTTTTAATTGTGATAATGGCAAACACTGGTGATTCATTACACACTATCAGCATACTTGTATTAGTATTGATAATGTATGAAATACCATTAATACTACCTGTAATGGTGGTAGTGTGTTGTACGTCGTTTTCAATGATTAGCATGTACCACTCTTCACTATTGTACCACCCTTTTAGATGTACAACAGTACCCAAATCGGGATAGCAATTACAGGCATTATTCCATGATCCAAGATTGTCTTGAATCAAGTATGATTGTAATGAAACAATCTTACCTTGTGATGGAATGGTTACTGTAACATTCCATTTTTGTTGAATGGGTGTCGGTTCTTCAATGTCGGGTTTAGAACATGCAATGAATGCTGTAATGATAAGTAATAGAATGTGTTTCATGATTTAGTTTGTTAAAAATAAAAGGTGTGTGCCCGGAGCGGGACTCGAACCCGCACTGCCAAAATGACAACAGGATTTTAAGTCCTGCGTGGCTACCATTACACCATCCGGGCATTTGCACATGGAACTACCTCAAACCCAAGTGCGTAGGTTAACTTTATATCGTAGTTATACGCCCTTTATGAATTATAAAAGGGTAAATTCACATGTGTGAGTACATGAACTCCTGTTAAATTTATACAAACAGGTAAACTAAATCTGTTTTGAAAACAGATAAACCTTATTTGACCCATAAGTGGGAGTTTATCTTAATTTCAAAAGGTTTTTGAAACCCAATGTTTTTATTCGCGCTCATGGGTGTTGCGCTAGTTATCTATTTTCCTTATTTTAATTGGGGATTGGTGATAACATACCATTGTTTGTTCCGGTAATAAATAGTCAGAAGTATGACTAACACCATGCTAAGCCAGCCAAATGGTGCAACTATCAATTTCAGTAGCATTATTTCAGCCACTACGTCATCGATTTTGTCAGTGAGTCCTGTTAAAATTCATACCGGAAGACCGCTTACAACTTGCGTCGATATCGGTATATCCTAAAACTCCAGCTAGATGCTGGAGTTATTTCACAACCTCCTTTTTATGCGGTTATAGTATGCGCAATCCACTATGGTTTTACTTGTTAAGAGTAAATCCAGCCACATAAGACCATTCATCACAATCCACTGTAATGGATTTTATATGATTAGTCCCACAAAGCCGAATACCTTCTACTACTGTATCAAGGTTACTCACCTCTTTTTGTAATAGAGTACGGATTACATCAATATCGGTTTCCTCCCTTTTAAGAAGTCTGCCAATTGTTACAAGAGTTTGAAAACCCTCTTCGTCTGTAATCCCCGACTTGAACTCGACTTTAATAGTCGAGTTGGTAGATATTAAACTTAGTTTCATCCTCATTCGTCAGTGGATTGAAAGGTTGCTTCGAACGTCCACGAGCATCGGCTGGGCCGGATCATGTGTTGTTCACAGATGAAAAGGAAATGCTCATTGAGCCTCATGGCAAAACGTTGTTCCGGCTTGTATTTTGGAACAAACTTTTTACCATTGGCTGTTCGCATCAGTTCATCAGGCATCGCTTCGTTTGCCCATGTTTGGGCCGTCTCTTCGCGAATGTTGACAATCTGATGACACGTGGTTTGTACCGCTTCGAGTTCACGAGTACGATCGTGACCAATGCGGAATACTGTCGGGCGAGACTCACCCGAAAAGTTTACTTTTCCGTCCCTGCGGCCACATTTGCGACCGCTTTTGCCTGCGCGTTGGAGGCTCACCCCTCTTCCGGGCATCTCAATGATGAGAAGCCCCTCGGTCGGGGATATAGAATTGTTATTCATGTTTAAAGAAAAAAACAGGGGCGGGTTAGCTAGACAAATTAAAAGTTTGTTGCTTGGTTGAGTTGCTGTGCCGCCCCTTTGTGATAGTCCTGCGAGACTTGAACTCGCGACCTTGGATGCCATGTGCATTACTGCTTTTGGACATATCCGTGCTCTACCAACTGAGCTAAGGACTAAATGTATTTTGACCGACGGGATTTTAACCCGCATCTCCGCAAGCGATTGGTACTGCATCTTTCGATGTGCTCCCATTTCGGCACTCTTTACATTGAGCTACGGTCATTGTTCTGACTATTCCACAAGAAGTAATATTTCTTGGGACATTGTATTTTTTTTATAATATATCTTATTGTTAATCTTCGAAGAATTCAAATATCGGCGCCCATACCATTTCTAGTATGTCTGCTGTTTTATTGCCCACTACTAAAAGTGATGGGATGATTAATAGCAGACATAGGCAAAACAGTATGAATGCCCAAATGATAACTCCAAGCCAGCCGAAGTCTGGCGAATAGCCGGATTTACGGTAGGCTTGGAGTTATGCGGAAATATCAATCCGCGTCATCGTCGCTTTCAACGCGCTTAATGAAAACGTAAACTTCAATGTCGCCTTCGCAATCTGGACTTTCCATCGTGAATACCATGTGCTTCGCAGAT